AGCGTTGGTCACAGACTCAGGCTGAATTACTTTTTCTTCGATTGCCATGAATTAATCAGATAGTGGGCTAGTGGTTTTCTTTTTAGTAACTTTTTTCTTTGTTACTTTTGGTTCAGGAGCAGGACAAGCTTCAACTGGTGCAGTTGAATGTACAAGTTCTACTTCTTCCCATTTATAAGTTCCGTCAGGTTGCAGAACATGGTCTAAAGATTTAGCCATAAAAATGTATGTACTTGTTTTTTAGTTTACCAAATTATTCGGATTTGGCTTCATTCGCTGATGGTAACACTTCTCCCTGCACTAAAATGTCTCTAAATTCTTCTCTATCTATGATCTGTTGATCGAATAATGCAGTTAGTGCTGTAATGTCTTGACCAATTAATCTTTCAATATCAAAATCTCTACTAATCTTTACTTCTGGTGGTTCAATACCTACATATTCAGCAGAAAAATTAAAACATTTTTGAAGTTTCTGTTCTAATTCCATAGAAACCATCGCAAGCATAGAATTAGTATCAACACGATCTAATCTTCTTGCATCAGCAGATTCAGCTACAAATTTCTGTTGACTTAGAGTGCTTATTCCCAAAGTAGCCATTTGCATCTGTAATTCTTTTATTTCAGCAGATTGAGCTTCAAAAGCACTGGAAGCTGGTTCAACATAGTAAATTTTATTTCCTGGTTGAGTTGCCATTGCGTAGTTTACGCTGATAGCAAGGTCTTTTGTCTGATCGTCATATCCTTCCATTACAAGCATTGGTTGAGATGCAACGTGCAAACTATGAATTAGATCAGCCTGTCTTTGAAAATGTGCAATATTTAGATATGCAATATCAAGTAAAGGTGGTTTACTTACTAAATTTTCAGTTTTTCCAGAATAAATCGTAACTAAAGGTATTTCACCAAGAGAGAACTCTCCTGATTCAACTTGTTTATAATCTTTATCTGCTGATCCCATTTCAAAATTCCCTGTCACACTGTTATCAGAGACATCATACATTTGTTCGATTTGTTCTTTTTTACGAAACACTCTGTACCGACCAGGTTCTATAACTCTTATCTGGTCATAAACTTTTTCTCCAAAATCACCATCAGGCAATACAGCCTTTTCTGCAATTCGAGCTTGTATAAGATTCCCATAATTTGATTCTCTATCTAATCTCCAACCATAAAGATTGTTTGGATCAACCTCTATCCAATAAGGTCTACGATTCTGTTGTCTTTCTTCTGCAAGACTTAATGCACCAGAAGGAGCAGGATAATCTACAAGAATATGACTTTGACCATAAGTAAGAGAACACATCAGTATTCTTCTTGCATATTCATCTAAATCAGAACCACAACCATCAACATCCATCTTGAATGAATCTGTCCAGTATGGATCACCTATCAACGATATTGGTTTTCTTAATACAAGACCTGTAGCTGCCCTTATTAATCTTTGTGTAAAAGGAGAAAATACAGCACGATTTACTCTTGCCATATAAGCATCAAAATCTTCTCTTGGTTCTAAAGGTAAAAATGCTTCACTATTTTCTCTGAGGTATTCAGTACCTTCAGTAACAGCTTTCATTATTTCCCATCCTTTCATCATATCTAAAACTGCTCTAGTTCTAGTAAAAGGACTATCGATACCACCTAAAGAAGTAGATGAAACAATATTAGTTCTAATTGGACCAGGAACAGCGTAAGTCATAATTTACCATTTGGTGCGGTGTGACCAGTATCTTGCAGAAAAAAATCCTGGGTTGGGATCTTGTGCATTATGTCTAGCATAATATGCTTTTCTTCTAGCTTTATCTTTTTCTGTCTTAGGATTTTTACCAGCACCTACAACCCCCTGTTGACCAAATCGTATTAACTGAATTTTATCGCCTTTTTTAGCTAAAACCACATGAGATTTAGTTGGATGATTAGGAGTTTTTTTTGGTTTATTGAAATCTTCTAATCTATTTTTTATAAGTCTGGGATCTCTTTTGCTCATCTTCCTACCTTTGCCTGTGCTTTTTTATGAGCTTGAGTAAAAGTATCACCTGCTCTCATTCGCCTTTTCATAAACTCCATATGCTTATCGCTATGATGTTCAGAATGTTTTTCTAATAAATTTTTTTGGCGAGTAGTTAGTTTCACTTTTTTTTCTTTTTTTTCTTAGAACGTAATTTTTTTAGATCCGCAGCCGTAATCTTATCCCGTGGAGGAGCAACAGCAGCTAATCTACGTTGCTTTGGTGAATAAGATGATCTAGGCATTACGCAGCGTTAGTGATAGCACCATTAGTTGTGAAACTTACACTAACAGTTTCAAGTTCTGCTGTTTGAGCAGTTAATGTTGAACCATTAACAATTCCAGAAAAACTTACTTTTTTAGCACCAGAGGTATCTAAAAATAATTCAAACTGTGCATCACCAGCATCTTCTGTTGTTAAAACATCAGCTAATAAGTTTGCAGTTTCATTACCACTGGCTGCTGTGTAAAGAAAATCAATAGTACCAGTACCAGAAATCAATCCACCTACATTTGCTCTAGATGTATCACCATGAGCAGTCACATCTAATATGTCTTTTGTTATATCTAAACTCCAAGCTGTAGTAGAAACTACTGTTTCAGTAGTTCCAGAAGAGTTCTTAAATTTAACAGAACCTTCCTCGCCACGAAAAAATGCCATGATCCTAAGAAAAAAAAGTATTTATAAGTAGTTTAACTTGTAGTTGACTTTTTTACAGTACCTTTTGACATTTTTGCTTTATATTGTTCACATCTAGGATCCCAAAGAGCAGGGTTACGCTTTCCTTTTACTTTTTCAATAATATCAAGCATTTCTTCTGTAACTTCCATCATTTTTATATTAATAATTACTTTTTATATTACCTTAAAACTATTTATTTTACATTTACTTACGTTTTCGTTTTTTTTGATACTCTGCGTAGATAGCTTTATCTGCTGCTCTAGCACCCCCCTGTCCTGTCATATAACTATTTACTCTACCCATAGCCCAAGCTTCCATTGATACATTTCTCGACCCAGCAGAAAGATAAGCTCCCTGACCTTTACGATATACTCTTGCAAGCTCTCCATAATAGAACCTGCTATCTTCAGCCTTTTTTTCAAGACTTTTTTTAATTTTACCGCTTAGAGGTTTTCTTCTTCCGCTTTGAGTCATCTTGTTCAGAACGTAATTTTGAAATAGCTTTTATATCAATATATTGACCTTTTCTGTATTTTTCGGCTGTTTCTTTTATTTCTTTTGCCTTTGCAGCTTTATTTTTCGCACCAGCAAGGTATTTGCTAGGTACACCTGTTTTCTTATCTCTTTTTACTTTTCTAAACTTTCTCACTTTTTCTTAGTAGTTTTTTTCTTTTTTTTCTTTTTCTTTTTACCTGTCATTGAATGAGAGCCGTGATACATAATAAAAAAGTAAACTCTTAATATATTCTAAACGCAGTTTGCCCTAATGTCTCTGGTTTTGCCAAATTAAATTGCTGTAAACAAAGATAACCAAAAGCATCAAAAGCATGATCTACACCAAGGTTTTTGTTTGGTAGACCTGTATTTGGTGCATATGTCAAAGTTCTAAGTGCTTTTATCAATTCTTTACATCTAGGATGTATCAATGTTCTTCTTTCTCCATCTGCATCATACAAAGCAGTATTAACAGCAGTAATCTTATCTCTAATCCTCCAAGGTGATCTAGGACTCATAACAGTAAAACCAGATCGTCTAAGAATCGTATGATCTGTAACTCCCACCCCACTAGTTTTCCTTGCACTACCCGTAGGGTCAGGACAGGCAATAATTCTTCGATCTACCCCATACCTTCTAGTAACTTCTTCAGCAAAATCCCAAGTAGTAGCACCTCCTGTCAGCATAATCTCATCGAAGACATATAGTGTATTATTATGTTTCACAGCACAGATCCCTGCCATAGGGTCAACGTTAAAATCCAATCCCAATAACAAGGGCATCATATGTAAATCAGCTACTTCTTTATCAATATTCTCATCACTAAAACTAACAGCAACAAGACCAGTTAAGTTCTCAAAACTAGCTTCAAATTCTTGTCTAAAAGTTCTGGGGTCTAATTGTCCTCTTGCTGCTTCAACTTCTTCTTCTTTTACATTACCCCCTTCAATTGTAGTAAAACTCCACCTTTGCCAATCATCCCACTCTTGTTCACCACAAAAACACCACATATCATAAAACCAACTGGCAGTACCATCAGGAGTAGAGATAAACAAAGCCCAACCCTGTTTATCTGCCAAAGCAGGTCTGATAACTTCAGCCCACACATCCCTTTCCATAAACGCTGCTTCATCTAATACAACCCCTGCTAAACTTCTACCTCTCAATGCCATAGCATTTTCAGTTCCTTTTAACTCAATACTTGATCCATTTATCAAATCAATTCTTAAATCTGTCTCATTTTTAGCCTTAATCCAAGTTTTAGGTGTTAATCTCTTCAATTCTTTCCATGCAATATCTTTCGCCATGCGATAAGTAGGAGCACAATAGAAATAAACCTCTCCAGGCCTATCGATTGCTCCTCTCAACAACTCAATACAGCTTAAATAACTTTTTCCAAACCTTCTTCCAGCAACCAACACACGAAATCTTTTCTCACTATTGAATACCTCCCCCTGTGCATACCTTAAACTGATCTCATTCAAGCTCATATCACCCTTTTTTTCATAATATTACTCATTTTCTTTCGCATTTCATACTTTTAAGGCTATCATCAGAATATTAACCCCCTCAAAGACTAAGTCTGTGGCTGAATCTTTCATTAACAACCTAAATTACGACCTTCCAGCACCTCAACGTAAACCTCGTGTTCAAAAATATACAGGAGGCACAAATTCAAGAGCAGTTATAGAAGCTCGTTGCCAACGTTTATACTCAAAACAACTAGAAGGTAAAACTACTAGACAACTAGTAATAGAACATTCTCATAGAGAAGGTATATCAGAAACAACAGGGTGGGCTGATTGGAATAAAGTTAAAGAATGGAATGATCAAGATTGGCTCAAAGAAAGAGATAAAATGATTCCTCGCTTACAAGCAATGCGTATGAGACTCTTCAACAAAGCCGTATCAAAAGGTCAATTACAAACAGCAGCACAAATATTAGACTCTCTAGGTAAAGTAGTTGGTGAATCCGTAGAAACAGTAAATATCCAAGCTCCAGAATTGGCTATTCGCATAGAACCAAAGCAATAAACATTTGTAGAATATATTTAAGTTCCCCGCGTATGTAAATATTTATGTAGCATTTGCTACAGTACCCCCTATATTGTTACAGTTTGTAAAGATAATACTATAATTATCTATATAGTTATATTTTGTGGTATACTAATAATAAGGAGATAGTATATCAACTGTCTCTGGTACCTAGAAAATCGCATATTAATTAAACTATGAAAATTGACTCAAGTCAAAAAATGGTAGGTATCACTTGCATTGAACCAGTTTATGAAAATAAACTTAATGAGTTAAATGTAAGATATCAAAAATTAAAATCTAAGTCAGGCAAAACTTGGTTAAAAATTTTTGCACCTGACGAAGCAAAACACTTTAATTTTTTTCATTCAATACCAACTTATGTTCGAATGGTATTAGATGATTAATTAACTCTCTAGTACTCTTTAAATCAATTCTAAGGGGTGTTAATAAGTCTTAGGACTATAACACCCTTTTATACTACTTAGTCTTTTATAGCTTAACTCAAGCTAAAATAAGCTATTTATTCAAAACCCTATTAATTAAAATCATGATTAAAAATTTCATTATCTGGTCGGGATTCTATGCACTTGGTGGAATTGTTTTGACCAGTGTTATTACTGAAAGTCTTAATAAAAGTACTTTTGCGGATTGTAAGCTTAATATCTCTAAAGATAATAAAGCATGCATCCAAGTATTAAAAACTGGTAACAGTTATCAACAAAAGCAAGTTAAGACAATACTTGCAATAAATGAAAACAAGTATTAAACTTATTAGTATACTAATTTCTATTCAATTAAACTCATGAAAAAAAAGTATTTAACATCAAGTGAATATAACTCACTTGTAGTTACTGTTCAAAAGTCTGCTAATTACATCACAGACAAAGAAAAAAAGATGTTTGATTTAATCTTTGAAAAGTTATTTGTAATAACTGAAGATGATATTATTTCAAACGAAGAAATAAACCATCCAATATCTAACCCTAATTAATAGGGTTAGTTTTTTTATTCACACTTTATTAATTTAAAAACAATGAAAACAATTAAAGACTTAAAAAACTATGTTAAGTATCACACTAGAATAGTTGTTAAAGACTTAGTAGACATTCAATGGGCAAGTGGTACGGAATTAATGTTAATTAATGATATGAAAGTTAAAAAAAATAAACTAAGTAAAAGAATTTATAAAGAGTATAGAACTTTATTAAATAATGATAATTTATCTTTAATTCCTGGAAACTATGGAACTACGGGACGTTTAAAGATAAGCGAAAATAAAATAAATTATGTTAGTGGTCAAGATGCAAGATTAGAACTTCACTATTGTTTAGAGGATTATTTAAGAAAACATACTATAAATCTATTAGAAAAAGACTTTTTGAAAGTAACTAAATAAAATAATAGTTTCTTAAAGCTATCAAATTTATTTTTGATAGTTTTAAAAAACTATTTTTATAAATAGTTTTAATTTCAACTTACATTAATTAAAAAAATGAATCACACTTTGACAGTTAGAAACGCTTACGGGCGTGACTTTAAGAGTAAACGTGAAATATTAGAGCATTATAACTCTAATAAAGACTTTCAAAACTTGAATCCTTTTGTTAGTGGTGCATACGTTAGTAAGGAGAATGCTAAAAAATATAAAGTAGCATTCTTGAATGTTAGATATAATAATTTAATGAAAATAGCAGTTATAGACGTTAATAAGGATAACTTCCAATGATTTTAGATAAGATATTCACTAAACATGATGATGCCGCGCATGGGTGGTTAGAGGTTAGTTTTGAAGATTTAATTGATTTAGATATTCAAAATAAAATCTCTAATTTTTCATATATAGATTCAAATAAAAATTTAATCTATTTAGAGGAGGATTGCGATATGACTTTATTTATGAAGTCATATAAAGAAAAATATAATAAAGGTATAGCGTATGTAATAGAGAATAATTTTGAAATACATCCAATAAGGGAATTACCTAGTTATATAAATTAAAAATAATACTAGCTTTAAGGGGTGTATTGAACACCCTTTAATGAAAGTATTTTTTTACTTTCAATTAAAAACTTATTTTATTAATTAAAAATGAAAAATAGTAATGGATTAATCCTCTATAGGGGATATAGTCCAATAAATAATAAACCTATAGTTGTTATAGCTACTGGTTTGAATGCTAAAACTAGCAATAAAAAAACTGGGGATATGATACAAACATGGATTTTATACGATGGTATAGAACCGCATAAAGCTTTTAAAATAAAAGAATATGGTGAGACAGTATGCGGTAACTGTCCACATACGGGATATAATAATAACTCTTGTTATGTAAAATGGTTTCATGCACCATTAAATGTTTATAAGGCATATAAAAATAATAGATATGATTATTTTGATGATAATTATGAAATTTTTAGAAATAAATCTATAAGGTTTGGAAGTTGTGGTGATCCTACACTTATTCCGCTCTATATGGTTAAAAAAATGATTGATGTATGTAAAAACCATACGGGTTATACTCATCAATGGAGTAAAAATTTTGCAATAGGTTTTAAAGGTTTATTTCAGGCAAGTGTAGATAGTTTTGAAGAATATTTAAAAGCAAGTAGTTTAGGTTTTAAATGTTTCTACGTTAAACATGAAAGTGTAGAGGATCCTAAAAACTTTATACATTGTATGGCAAGTGTTGAAAAAGGTAATAAAACTAATTGCAATACCTGTAATTTATGTGATGGTAGTAAGGCCGATATTGTTATAAATGCCCATGGGAACACTAAAAATAGAGTACTTTTAAAAGTTTAATTATTTTTTTTTAAAAGTAATAAGAATAATAATTTATAAAGCATTTCGTTATTATCTGAGGTTATCTCATTAACTTGAGATAACTTTTGATGCTTAATGAATGATTTAAGCTGATTATTGTCATGAATGTCAAAGTCATGAATGAGAGATTTAATATAACTCATGAATGGGGGTTGATTAGTATACTAATTAGTGTATACTAAAATATATAATTATACAATTAATTAATCATGAATGAAAACAATTTACGTTTATCTAACGTACAACAGAAAGCTATTAGGGCGTTAGCCAAGGCAGATGCTAGACCAGTTAAGCAGATGCTATCAATGATTCTAAAGGAAGGTTTTTATTGGGTATTTAATCCTCATGGTGAGAATATTCAACCTTATCAAGGATGGCCTGAAGAATGGAAAGAAATTTCTAAAGAATTAGAGGATGAATATAAAAAAGCTATGGAGGTTAAATAGTGGTAAGACAGAATCCTTATAAAGAAAGTTGTATTGAAAGAATGAAAGAATTAATTAGGCAAAAATATAATAAAATTGCCGTAATTAAACAAATTAAACAAGAGTTTAAATACGTTCATCAAAGCACTTTTTATCCTTGGTTTGATATTGCCATAGATCAGGAAGACATTAAAAACTGGGAAGAAGATAATCGTATTGAAGTGCATGATTTTAGGCAAGATAAAATAGATTTAAAAAAACAAATCTATGAAGATCAAAAAAAACTTTATAACACTTCAACAGATTATGAAGAAAAAGAGAAAGCAATGAATATATTATTATCTCACTTTTTAAAAAGAGTTGACTAACTTAAACACGAAAATTCGCTAACGAAAATGAAAAAACTATTTGATTCTAAAAAAAGTGTTACTTCTCAATTATCTGATGAAGCGATACATCAAATTTTAAATACAATCGCATCAGAACTTGATGGGATTGATAATTCAGAACTTTACATAGAGTTTATCTCAGGAGAAATTTAATGATTGACAACCCACTAGAACAGCAAACTTTAGAGACTCTTGACGGTCTTTATATCAATGAAAAGTTTGAAGAGCATTGTACTGATGCTGCTAAAGAATTAGCTAAAGATAATAATCTTAACCCAGATTATTATGAACCTTTTATAGAGTTCTATATTGAAGAATGTAGAGAATCAGATAGAGGTTATTTTTTCGGTAGTCAAAAATATATGATTGATCTTTGGTGGGATCATAATAAAGATTTATATGAAACTAGAACACCATATATTTAATCATTATCTTCTAAATACTTATCAACAGCAGTCCTAACTTGCCAAGAGACAGGTAATCCAGTTTTTTCCTTTCTCTCTCTAAGTTTATCTGCTGTTTTTTCAGTAAAATTA